GGAAAGCTACAATCACAATTTTATTATGACAGAGATGCAAACAAACACGAAGTCAGGCATCACCATCTGGGAGGTGTACGCCAAGAAGGACGGACAGAAGACAGCCCCGGGCTATTGCAAGAGCGCCTACAAGGCGATGCGCTACGCCTTCCTGCTGAAGAAGCGCACGGGGCTAAACATCTCGGACAATGGGCTGGCACGCCTCCAGATGGAGATAGCCAAGGAGAAGGCAGCCGCCAAGGTGGAGGTGCAGGTGGTGGCACAGCAGATTGCCGAGGAGAAGTCGGTGGAGAAGGCCCTCGCACCTGAGCCCAAGCCGAAGAAGCGCCGCACGCGCAAGGCAAAGGCTTTAAGCTAAGCCCAAGGGGAGGCTCCCGAAAGGGAGCCTCCACCTTTCGGAACTTAGGGTGTCCGCTCTCCCCTCTCAGAAGGAGAGGGGCCGGGGGTGAGGCTTTGTCTTTTACACCTTATTATATAGGTATTACCTTTGCGCCATGATTACGTTACAAAACCTGGACAAGATCTATTTCTCCTACGCCCTGCCGCAAGTCTTGGAGATGCAGGCATCGGAGGACGTGACGCTGCGCATCGAGCGGAGCGCCACCAAGCTCGTCGAGGTGACGCTGTCGGTGACAGAGGACCAGATGGCATACTTCTACGACCTGCGCACACTCATTGAAGAGGAGCTGCAGGCGGTAGGCCATCCGGACTTCTTCCGCATCTACTATGCCGACCACGACCAGCAGTCGCAGTCGGACTGGTTCTATGTCATCCCTTCGGCCATGAGCGTCAGCGTAGCGCCCGACATATTCATCGCCGAGCGCTTCCTCACCAATGCCACCGCCCTGCGCATACCGCGCAGCGCCACGATGGACATACCGCTCACGTACATCCTCGCCGAGGGCGAGAACTGCAAGTGCTACACAGACTACATCATCCGACCAAAGTCGGGCAGTCCGTTCTCCGTGCGCATGGACGAGGGGACAGAGAAGAACCAGACGCAGGACTACGACGTGCGCACTTGGGAACCGTCACTACCAGAGCTGCAGGAGGACTACGACCGCTCCTATCCGGACCGCCCGGGCGACATCATCGCCATGACGGTGCACAAGGGGGAACGCGTGATGACGATCTTCGTCACCGACGACGAGCCGGCGGCGGCGTTCCTCTTCGCCAACGCCTTCGGCTGTGACGAGTGGCTCTTCTGCTACGCCGAGACCACTCGCAAGACCGCCGTCGACCGCTCCATTGCCCAATGCAATGGCCGCGACTCGTTCTACGACCAGCGTGTCACGCGCACGAACGAGCTAAAGACGAACGCCATCACGCCGGCAGAGGCGGACCGCTACAACGAACTCTTCATCTCGAAGAGCGCGTACATCGCCCGTGGCAGCACGCTCGTCGCTGTGCTCCTCACGGACATCGACTCGTCGATCTCGGACGATGCCAGCGATAATATCCGCATGAAATTCTCGTGGCGGCTCAACGACCGCTCGATACCGGCGCAGCCGTTCAGCAACAACACCACGGGCAGCGCCAAGCGCATCTTCACAAATCAATACACCAATCACTTTGTCTAATGAATGCCGTCCATATCTCTACCGTCCGCAAGATGCTCCAAGCACCCGACCCCGTCGACCTCACCCTCTGGGTGAAGTCCGGGGAGATACAGCACTGGCACCGATGTGTCTCGCTCCGCTATGACTTCTACAAAGGCACGCGTCGCATGAAGCTCCTTGACAGCAACCAGATCCGCCAGCTCCGCGACGTCTGCATCCACGAGATCAATGGGATGGAAGTTTTCCTGTGAAATATTTGGGAGCTAAAAATATTTTGTATATCTTTGCACATATAAACAATTCGTTACTTATGACAAAGGGTTCACTAATTATAGCAGTATTCTCAATTGCCGTATTCACTAATTGCGGTAATTCGCCTAAGCAGCCTACATCATATCAAGGCATGACAACTCAAGATTCGTCCGCAGCTACAACATACAATACAAATGCATCATCAAGCAATAATAATTTTAACCATCCAACAGTTAAGAATGATAATGGCGCAAGTAATGTTACACACCTAACAGACTTGACATTCCAAGAAGATGATGAGGTTAAAAGCCTTTTCGCATATAAAGATGGAAACATATTTACGGGCGAAGCATGGTCAAGTGATGGTGAAACTTTTATGGTGGAAGTTGAAAAGGGCGTAGTAACTCAAGAGACACTATATCATGCAAACGGTAAAGCAGCATATATTATTTCAGAGAATGCCAAATATTGCTACAATGAAAAGGGGGAACCCATTAGTGAACAAGAGTTCAAAGAAAAATACCCACTTTTAGTGAAGCAGGTAATGGCTATAGTTCATGAAATGAAAGGACTCAATCCATAACAAAATAAAAACATAAGTAGTTATGACAAAAAAAATCTTATATCTTCTTATAGTTCCATTGGTGTTGCTTTCTTGTTCAGCATCACCAGACATTGCAGGAGTATGGAAGAGAACATTTACCGCATATATACCTGGTCAACCAAGTATTCACGCAGAACAAACTACCTATATTTATAGTGATGGCTATGGGAAAATTGAGGCAAGATGGATGGTTCCAAATTGGTTCAAATGGACTCTATCGAAAGATAGTGTGTTGGTATTGCGAATATACGATATGAAGGATAAAGAACTTGAAGCCAGAAGATATAAGGTAGTAAAAGCAACCAAAGATAGGTTGATTCTTTACGATTATCTCCTTAAAGAGATTCAACCAAACGAAAAAATATCTGAAGCCCCAAGAGAGCACGAACAATACGAATAAAATACACACGATAGATGTAGTACAATCAGAAAACTATCAGTATCGTCTTTTCACTCACATACTAAAGTCCATACCTTTGCATCAAAAAGCAAAGTTATGGACTTTATCAATTATACATCTGTCGAACCAATACCAGGCTATAACGCCCGTGCCGCCTTCTGCGTCGACTCGGCTTCCGTTTTCCGAGAGGAAAACGAGATCTCGCCCATCCAGCTTGATGACCACCACAGTGTCATTCCCTGGGGAGCCGACAACCAGATGCCCTATAACATCCTGAACCTCATTGAAGGTGACGAGACCCTCGCCACCTGCCAGCTCTTCAACGCAGAGCTCTGCTATGGCAATGGACTGGTCTACGAGACTACCGATGCCAGCAACAAGGTGAAGGACGAGGTCGACGACTTCTTCCTGAACAACGACATCCCGAGCTATTTTCTCGGGGTGTCGCAGGACTTCAAGCACTTCGGCTTCGCCGTGTCCGTCATCATCCTCTCGGCAGACCGCAAGCGCATCGTCCGACTCGTCCGCAAGGAAGCGTGCTACTGTCGTTTTGCTCCTGCGGACAAGGATGGCCATATTCCTTATATCTATTACGCCAACTGGCGAGACACCACGCCCACCGACAACTACGAGCAGCTGCCGCTCCTCGATGTCCATTGCCCATGGGCGGATCTGCAGGAGCGGGTGAAGGCGAAGACCAGGCAGACAAAGTTTGCCGTCATCAGTCGGGTGCCGACTGCTGACAACACCTATTACCCAATACCGTACTATGCAGCGTTGTTCAAGGGCAAGTGGTACAACATCAAGACGCTCATCGGCATGGCGAAGGAGGCGAAGTTGAAGAACTCCGCGCCCATCAAGTACCACATCGAGATCTCAAACCATTACTGGGAGAGCATCTTCCGTGCCGAGGGCATCACCGACCGAAAGAAGCAGCAGGAACGAGTGGTGCAGGAGAAGCAGAACATCATCGACTTTCTCACAGGCATGGAGAACTCGGGCAAAGCCCTCTTCTCCACGTTCTACGTCAACCCCGACGGTAACGAGCAGCACGACGTGGTGATCAACAAGATTGAGACCGACAAGGAAGGCGGCGACTGGTCAACGGACATCATCGAGGCGGTGAACATGTTCTGCTTCACCATGCGCATCCACTCAAACCTCGTCGGATCGGTGCCTGGCAAGTCGCAGTCGAACAACTCGGGCTCTGACAAGCGCGAACTTTACACCATCGCACAGGCGCTGCAGAAGCCGTACCATGACCTGCTCTTCAATGTCCACAACATCATCATCCGCTTTAACCAGTGGTGTGGCGTCCGTCCGGACTGCCCCTTCATCATGCTCACCACGCTCGATGAAAACAAGGATGCCAAGACCGTCACCACGAAGCAGCCCAGTCAGGAAGACAGTAAATCATAAAGTTCAAAGGAAAAATGATCATAGGAAACGACTCTGAGTTAAGAAAATACATTCCCAACGTTCTCACCACCGTTGAGGGCGAATCGTCATTATATGAGAAGATGCTACCTTATTTAGAGGTGGCAACTGACTGGCTTTGCCGTAACGTCATTGCCACCGAATACCCAGCATTCCAACGAGTGAAGGGAACCATGGTGCAGAAGTGCATCGTCGCCGAAGCCTTCCGCCTCGCTGTGCCATCGCTCGACGTAGTGCTCACGCCGAATGGCTTCGGCATCGTTAGCACTGACCGCATTGCTCCTGCTTCTAAAGAACGCATAGAGCGATTGCAGTCGCAATTGGAACTGTACCGTGACGAGTTGATCATCAACATCATCACGCAGCTCCAATTGAACTATCCCGAGTGGACGCAGATAACCATTCAGGGCAAGAGTGCTTTCAGCACATTCTTTCCCACGCCGGAGCTTGCGCACCTCTGTGGTTACACCGAACATTTGTTCGATCATTACCAGCAGCTCCAGCCCAAGGTACTGCTAATACAGCAGCGCCTTGCCAACGAGTTTTTCTCGCCAGAGCTCATCGCCGCCCTGCTCGAAGATGTAAGATCAAGGAAGTACACCTACCAATCGGCTTACTACACGCTTCGCCGAAATGTCATCGATACCATCCGCTCGCTCATCCTCGAAGAGCTCAATGGCCATCCCGTCCATCCCCAGGCATACTACGACCTGGTCAACACCATCAGGAACAACCCGACGGTGTTCCCAGAGTGGCAAAGCACTGCCACGGCTACACTGTTTGAGCCGAATGTATTCAAAAATAAAAAAAAATCTGCTGGATATTGGTTTTAAAAAAATAATTTTTAAATAAGTTTTGGAAGTTTAATATAAAAGTCCTATATTTGCACCATAAACATTGTGTAACAAACAATCTGCTTATGAGTTTAGTTGATCATCATGGAGAAGTTGAATATCCGTTTTCAAAGAAAACGGTTTTTAAGGCACTCATGCAAGCATCTCAACATATATCGGGTTTATCACTTGATAATGCAGACGAATTGTCTGGAAGAGTAACTTTCAAAGCAGGCGTAAGTTTAGCAAGTTGGGGAGAGAATATCCCAGTTCAGCTCAATGAAATATCTCCATACAAAACTCAAATGAAAGTCATGTCTACTCCTAAGACAGGCATTATGTTTGGTGGGGCTATGGATTTCGGAAAGAATCAAGAGAACATCAACAAAATTATCAATGCAGTCTCTGCCGAACTTTCAAAAGTTAAGCCAGAAATTCCAAATGCAGAAGCATCTGTCAACGTTGCTGATGAGCTAATAAAGCTCAAACAACTGAAGGACTCTGGGGTTTTAACTGATGAAGAATTTAATCAACAAAAGAAAAAAGTTTTAGATGGGAATCCTTCACCAGCTGAAAAACAGCCACAGGAAGTATCATTAATTAAAAACGAAGAGCATAAAGCTAATTACTCTCCAAGTCAGGAGCCTGTTAATAGCGAAGGATCCAGCATGAGTAAATCAACAAAATACGCTCTTATCGCAGGTGTAATATTTCTGGTAATATATTTACTCAGCATGATAGCTTCATAATTGCTTATAACTAACAATTTCTATAAAAGAGCCCACTTTAAAAAGTAAGATTATCGATTTTTCTGATTGTACCACGACCGATTTTCGAGCGGCTATGGCTATGGAGTTCTACTCTATTAAATGTCAATTTTTAATCCGTACATAGGAAA